TGCTGGTTTTACATTAGCATTTTCATCTACTAAAGATGGTACTAATACATCAGGTGGTGTTGCTTATACTAATGGTGTAACAACTGTAGGTACTCCAGGTACTTCAGGAGCATATACTCAAATTGTCGTCGCTCCGGTAGCCAGCATCGGCGCTCCGGTATTATTTTATTACAATGCCTCAACAGCAGGCATGGGTAATCAAGCTCAAACTATTTCACCTACTTCTGGAACTACTGAATTTGATCCACAAATAGATGATATTATAGAAGAAGCTTATGAGAGAACTGGTATTGGCGGAACGCGAACGGGTTATCAATTAAAGAGTGCGAGACGTTCTTTAAACATTATGTTTCAAGAATGGGGTAATAGAGGAATTCATTTATGGAAAATAAAACTTGGTAAAATTCCTTTAGTACAAGGTCAAGCTGAATATAATTATGCAAATGATACTATTAATTTTCCAAGTGATATTTCAGAAGTATTAGAAGCTTTTTATAGAAACAATTCAGATACAGCTAATCCACAAGATATTGCTTTAACTAAAATTGATAGATCAGCTTACAATGCAACCCCTAATAAACTAACACAAGGCACACCTTCTCAATATTATGTAGATAGAAAAAAGAATCCTAATATTTATTTATATGCTACACCAAGTGCTAGTGTTTCAAGCACAACTACTCCTTCTAGTTTTCAATTTTGTTTTTACTATGTTGCTAGAATTCAAGATGTAGGTGCATATTCAAATACAGCAGATGTAGTAAATAGATTTTATCCATGTATGATGTCTGGACTTGCATATTATTTAAGTATGAAATTTTCTCCAGCAAGAACACCTGAATTAGAACGTATTTACGAAAGTGAAATGTTAAGAGCTCTTGATGCAGACAATCAAGGTGTATCTACTTTCATTTCACCTAATACATTCTACGGAGATGGAGTATTATCTTAATGGGTACTTTTGCAAAAGGAAAACAAGCTTACGCAATTTCAGATAGATCTGGAATGAGATTTCTTTATAGAGAAATGGTTAGAGAGTGGAATGGATTTTTAGTTCACTATTCTGAGTATGAAGCAAAACAACCACAATTAGATCCAAAACCAGTTGGTAGTGATCCACAAGCTTTACGTAATCCAAGAGTACAAGGTGATGATACACCACAATTAATTTTATTAACTAATAATCCTTTTCAAACTGTAATTTATAATGGAGTAACTTATATAAATGTTTATTCTCAAGATCATCAAAGAACTACTGGAAGTAAAGTTAGATTAAGAGGACCAGCACAAGTTATAAATGTTGGAACAGGTGGGGCTTTTGCACCTAACTTAAAACAATTTGCACCTATTCCAACTTTTGATGGAGTAAGTGATATTGATAATACAAATGGATTTACAATTACTGTTGGACAAATTCAATCAAATGGAAGTGTAGTTACAGCAGCAGGTGGTTTAACAACTCCTGAAAATTATTTCTTTTTTACTAGTAGTAATAATGCTATTACAGGAAATATAAATGGCGGCGGATCAAGTTGTTCTGCAGGTCCAGTAACATTAGGAGCAGTTTAATATGGCATACACATTAGCAAATTTAGAAAACGATATTAGAAATTATACTGAAGTAGATTCTACTGTATTTACAAGTACTATTTTAAATCCAATTATAATTAACGCAGAAAATAAAATTTATAGAGCAATAGATACAGATCAAAGCGCTTTTTATGCTACTTCTAGTTTAGTAATTGGAAATAGATATGTAACTATACCTGATGATTTAAGAGTAATAAGATATGTTCAATTAACTGATTCGGCAGGAAATCAATATTACTTAGAGCAAAGAGATACTAGTTTTATAGCTGAATTTTACTCTACTCCGGGAACTGCTAATGTAGATATTCCTAAATATTATGCCAATTGGGATGAGAATTTTTGGGTAGTAGCACCTACTCCTGATAAGACTTATGATATTACTTTAGCTTATAACAAGGAACCAGAGAGTATTACAAGTACTACATTACCTACTACTGTTAATTCTTTTAGTACTATAGGCACTTATTTATCTAATAAATACCAAGATCTACTTTTATATGCATGCCTAGTTAATGCATATGGATACTTGAAAGGTCCTGTAGATATGTTACAATACTACTCTCAAGAATATGAAAAAGCTCTTGAATCGTACGCAGTCGAGCAAATCGGCCAAAGACGCAGAGACGAATACAAAGATGGTGTAGTTCGTGCTCAATTAATTTCTAAATCACCGTCAAGTTATAAATAACAAGGAGAAAAATAAATGGCAAATATAGTACCGTTTTCATTCCCAGTAGAATTACTATCGGGAACGCATAATTTTGCTTCAGCTGGAAACACTTTTAAAATAGCATTATACACGGCAAATCCATATACAACAGCAAGCACTGTATTCAGTGCAACTAGTGAAGTAAGTTCTGGAGGCGGTAGTCAATATCCCGCTGGCGGAAATACATTAGCGGGTCAGGCAGTTTCAAACGTAAGTAACGTTGCAACTGTTGATTTTACTGATTCTGTATTTGGAACACCAACACCTGCAACTTTCACTGCAGCGTTTGGAGCAATATATAATACTACTAATAGTAATAAACTGGTTGTTGTATTAGATTTTGGAGGAAACAAAACTTGTACCAATGGAACTTTTACAATTACATTTCCAAGTCCTACAAGTGGTTCACCTTCTGGTTCAGATGCAATTATTAGTATAACTTCTTAATAAGGAGATTAAAAATAAATGGCGTTAGTAATAAACGACCGAGTAAAAGAAACTAGTACCACAACTGGTACAGGTCCATTTGCTTTGGCCGGAGCACAAACTGGTTTTGATACTTTTGCTGCAGGCATCGGTGGCAATAATACAACTTACTATGCTATTTTTAATCAAGGTACTAATGAATGGGAAGTTGGATTAGGAACACTTGATGCAGGTGCAACTACTTTAACCAGAACAACAATTTTAACAAGTTCTAATTCAGATACTGTAGTAACTTTTACAGGTGGTACAAAAGATGTATTTTGTACATTACCAGCAAGTAAAGCAGTGTATTTAGATTCAATCGGAGCGCCAGTAGGTGCAGCAAGTAATGGATTTGCTGTTGCCATGGCAATCGCATTATAATAATAAGGAGAACATATGGCACAAGATTTCGTAAGATATAGCGCACAAGCAACTAACAGTGCTAGCACTATTTTTACAGCAAATTCAAATGACGCAGTTATTGGAATTAGGATCGCAAACATATTATCTTCAGCAATCACCGTTGATGTATGGGTATCGGTAACAGGATCTGTCGATAGATACATTGCAAAAGATTTAAGCATTCCACCATCAAGTTCAGTTGAACTTGTTACAGGTGGTGCTAAATTTGTGATGCAGAATACGGATATACTAAAAGTAGAATCCGATACTGCAACTTCTGCTGATGTTTATGTAAGCGTGGTAGATTCAATTAGTGCATAGGTAAAAATATGGATAGTTTATATACTACAACTTATATCGGTAATAAACCGGGAGCACAGGATATCTATACTCATGCTCAAGTTTTAGAAAATCAAAACGTGGTTATTGAATCTGCAGTTCTTGCAGGACCAGTAACAATTGTAAATGCATTTACAGTAACAGGAACGTTGGTAATTATTTAATGAGTAAACTAGAAGTCAATGCAGTCGAACCACAATGCGGAACTAACTTAACGTTAGGTGCAAGTGGAGATACTATTATCATTCCATCAGGCGCAACGATTTCAAATCAAGGTACAGCTGCAGGATTCGGTCCTACAGGAGCAGTATCTTGGAACACAACTAAAATTACAGCAGATCCAAACCCAGCAGTAACTGGTGTTGGATATTTTGCAGATACAACCTCAGCAGCTTTTACAATAACATTACCAGCAACTCCCGCAGCGGGGGCCGTGGTTGGTATAGCAGATTACGCAAATACTTTTGCAACTAATAATTTAACAGTTGCAAGAAATGGATCTAATATTGGTGGAATTGCAGATAATGCAATTTTATTAACTAGTGGTCTTTCAGTAACTTTTGTATATGTTGATGCAACACAAGGTTGGATTGTAACAGATTCAGGAAATAGATCTGATTTACCAGTACCAGAATATGTAGCAGCAACTGGAGGAACAGTTACTTGCTGTGGAGATTATAAAATTCATACATTTACAGGACCAGGAACTTTTACTGTTTGTTCAGTTGGTAATCCAGCAGGATCAACAACAGTTGATTATTTAGTAATAGCTGGTGGTGCTGGTGGTGGAAATTCAAATGGAGGAGGTGGTGGAGCTGGGGGTTATAGAGAATCAAAAGCAACAGGTGCACCATGGACAGCTTCTCCATTAGCAACTTCAACATCTTTACCAGTTTCAGTACAGGGGTATCCAATTACAGTAGGTTCTGGTGGAGCAGGTCAACCAGCTCCTTCAGGTGCCTGTGCAGGAAACAGAGGATCATCAGGAACTAATTCAGTATTTTCAACAATCACTTCAGCAGGTGGTGGTGGAGGTGGATCAGGATTAAATTCAGGACCAGGTAATCCAGCTTTAGCAGGTGGATCAGGTGGTGGAGGAGGAACAAATAATGGCTCATTAGGAGCAGGAAATACTCCACCAACAAGTCCATCACAAGGAAATTCAGGAAGTGCTGGAGGAGGACCTGGATCTGGTATTCCATATCAAGCAGGTGGAGGAGGTGGTGGAGCTTCTGCAACGGGAGTTACTTTAACACCAAGCCCACAAAAAGCAGGAGATGGTGGA